CTCATCCATGTTTCTCATTTTTTAATTCCTATGTTAAGCAAAAGTTAATCCCCAGCCGCCATAATAAGTTTTTACTACTAGTGTTCTTGTACTGACCGATCCACTGCCATATGCCTCATTAATTACCAATTTACCATGAGCACCACTACTACCACCGTTTTGATCTGTAGCAGTAAACGTTGTAGTGAGTCCCCAAGTGCTACCATTATTTTCCATTTCGTTCCAAGTGTGAGTGGTATGGTTATTAGCCCATTTACCAAAAACGTATTTGTGAATATCACCACCGCCATTTGTTTGATGGGAAGTATATTCCATAGTACTACTTTGATAGCTTCCACATGTGAATGTTAGACTGTGATTTTGTTGACCTGACCACTGAAAATGATACTCACTGTATGCTGGAGTTTTCATAATTAATCCACCATACAAGTTAGTGCCGTAATCATCTGTTCCTTGTAAACTTATGGCTTGCATTTCACTATCAAAGGTAGGTCTATTACTCTGCGGATGATCCCAAACAGTAATTTTACCAGTGAAGTGAACAGCATATGAACCACTTTGATTTGTTACTTTTAATTTACCAGTACCACTATCTCTAGATACAGTTATATTTGTACTGCCGATATATACTGTTGGCTGGGTATTTGTCACGTATATCACAGCCGCTGGTAAATTTAATCCGCCACCTTGATAGTTATTTCCAAAATCCCCTTCAAATCTAACACGCCATTTGTTAGAATTACTTACTGTACCTTCTGTTATAAATGCTGTATCGCTACCGCCTAAACTAAAACTTCTAGCATTTTCTTCATATGTACCGTCAGCAATTGCATGCCCGCCGCTTCCTGAAACTCTATAATTAAAAGATTTAGCATCAGATCCTAAACTTAATCTGTGAGATACAGATGCAGTATCATTACCTATAGCAACTCTTCCGTTACCCAAACCAGACACTAATAGAGGAGTAATATAGTTTACATTGTCGCTTTTCTTAAAGTCAAATTTTAAATACGGATAAGTTTGTCCGTAATTACTCATATCATTATTTTGACCCCAGTATTCATAAACTGGATTAATTCTAATAGCAATTGGGTTAGATCCAGCTACACTAGTTCCGGCACCATTGTAGTTGTGACCATGTCCTGCAAATTCGATACCAGTACCACCGTTTGCACTGTTAGATCCTGTATTTGGTGAGGTACTACTTAATCGCAGTCCGATACCATTAGGATTATTACCAGTGCCATCTTTGTAGTCGCTTATTTCTAATTTTGTAACAGGATACTGTTGATTGATACCAACATTGTATTTGTTGTCTCCAATCCAAGAATGCTGCCTTAGTGTTAACATTCTTGTGTTAGTACCACCGGAATTTAAAATGCCTAAATGAGCAACGCCATCGTCATCACTAATTGATGCGCCGGAACTGGAAGGATTACCTGTTCCATTAAAGTATGGTGGATTTGGATAATCACGTCCGTCTCTACCTGCTTCAATTAATAAACCTCTATCATTTGTATGATTTATTAAAAGACTTGCGCCTCTTTCGTTACTATCATTTCCTGCTTCTAATCTAGCAACAAGTGCATATCCTGAATTTGATGTGCCTCCATAAACATGTAACTTTGGATCAATCGAACCGTGTTGATTGTTGTCAGGATTATATGTACCAATACCAACGTTGCCTGATGCGTCAATTATAAATCTATCACCATCGCCAACACCAGTGCCAGTATCGCTAATTCTAAAACTATTATCAGAACTTTCAATACCCATAAAGAATGTCTGACCACTGCGATTAAATTTTATCGATGCATCGCCGGTGCTTGAATTCTGAACAAGAATCTGTGCATTAGCACTTGAACTAACATGTAAAGCATTTTCTGGATTAGTTATACCGATACCAACATTACCACCTGGTTCGATAGTCATATGAGTAGCAGCATTTTCTTTGAAGAAAATATTGCCGTTACCTGCCGCACCCAATATCAAGTCATCGTCGTTGCCGCGAACATATACACTATTATCACTAACACTAGTGGCACCGGTACCGCTAGTGCCTAATTGTATTCTTACATCAACTCCTGAGTTCAAATGAACATCGCCGTCATTTGAAAGTCTCATAACTTCCGAGCCGCCTGTACCAGAATTATTACGAGTTCTAAAAGTAAGGTCTACTTTACTATTCGAGTTAGCACCAACTCCCATTTCAAATATTTCATAATCATTTGTTGCATTTGTGGATTGTAATACTAAGTGTGTATCACCAGCATCAGAAATATGTATTTTTCTAAGAGGACTACTCGTTCCAATACCAACATTACCTGTTGAGTCGATATGCATAGCTACAGTTCCATTATGGGATGAGCCATTATTAGTAGAAAGATCAGTTGTATTGTTTACAACAAAATACAAATCGCCTCCTGCAGATGTGTTACCTGCTACAATATAATTTGCTCCGTTATTTCCAAGTTGAAGATGCCTCCAACCTAAGTTAGCACTATATTGACCTAAACTGTTGTAATACAATTTTAAGTTAGCGCCATCTTTGGTAAGATCCATATTACCATTTGCATCAATAGCAACATCTGTGCCACCGCCTGCGCCTAGTCTTAATATATTGTTTATATGTTCATATTCTACTCTACCTTGATATGTAGCAGAACCGCTAGTGCCATCAGCAAATCTAATCTGACCTTCACCGGTTGATCCTGAGAATATAGTTAAAACTTCTGTGCCACTACCATCTCCTACTGTTAATCTTGTAATAGGAGAAGAAGTACCAATACCAACATTAGAACCTGATATTGCAAATCTATTAACTCCTGCAGTCATGTCATCAATCATGAACTTATCAAGATCAACATTTAAATCGTACTTTTTATTATTTGTACTGTCTTGTAATCTTAATTGATTAGAAGCACTTCTAAGGTGTAATATTTGCTCAGGACTAGTTGTACCAATACCAACTTTGCCATCGCCTGTAATTCTTAATTTTTCTGATCTAGTATTTTCATCATCAGTCCAAAATACTAAAGAAGCCTTTCTATTGGTAGCAGATTCAGCAACAGCCGCAATACCTGTAACTCTATTATGTGTTCCATCATATACACCAAGTTGTATATTAGCTTGAGCATTTACTGTTGACGTACTAAACGTGTTTGTAATATTAAATAAACTGTTTAATATTCCGGTATTTCCGCCAGTATAAGTGCTTGAAATACTTTTCTTTATGTGTAATGGAGCACTGGGCGAGTCATTCCCAATACCAACGTTACCATCACTTAAAATGGTAACAGCTGTAGCCGATGCATTATCATCAATACCAGTAGAAGCAAAGTTACTAATAACTCCACCATCAACTGAGTTGCCTGATATTTGATTAGCGGCAAAAGTCAATGTCTTGCTTGACAAGTTCATATCAGTATGCAGCTTAGCATGAGTTACAGATAAGTCAGCAATCTCAGTTGAGTCGATAGTTGCATCTGATATAAAATCTGATAAATTTCTTGCCTTAGACATTATGCTTCCAATACTTGTGTTTTATCTATTTATAATTACGGTTTAGTTGGCCACGTAACATCGTCTAAAGAAGTTGCAGTAGATGTGATATCTCGTAATGCTTGACGATAAGCACGTTGTGCATTTGTCATAGTACGATCTGAACTTGCCCACCAGTCAGTCACTGCGATCAAACGATCACGTTCTTCTCTGAGTAGACGCATTGGTTCAGCAGCAATGAGTTCGTCACGTTTTGCTTCGATCTCTTCCCATGTTGCTCCCCAGTTTGCTTCGTCATTTGTTTCGATTGCAGATCCATTTGCATCTGTACCGATTACTCGTGCAAACATATGACGAAATGATGATTTATCAGTTGGCTCACCACGCAGTACCCACTCCGTAATCCCCAACTCTGTAAGTGCTGTTGCGATTGTTGTCATTTTATTTTCCTTGTTTAAACTTTAATTTCGTGTATTAAGTATCTTACTGATGTATCTTGATACTTAACAGTCCCATTTGCTCCACCATACATAGCAAATTTAAACTTAACTTCATGAGCTCCTGCTGACAACGTATTAGTACCAAAATAACCTTTTGGTGCTTCCCTTGATCCAGCAGTAAACCCATAACCTTCATGATACCAAACTGAGTTATTTCCAGCAACATCTCCTAAACCTGTACTTACCCCATCAATAAAAAGATTAAATCTAAAATTAGTATTAGTATTT